CGGCGGATGCTGGCCTGGATATTTTGAGGAGATAGGCACATCACGGGTACAAAGACCGCCCTACCGCCCCGGCAACATCCTGTATGTGCGGGAGACGTGGCAGCAGGGGCTTGGCGGAACCTATCTCTACAAGGCCAGCGCTGGGCTTGACCTGTTTATGAACAAAGAAGGAAATCTTGTGTCCAACATTCCGTGGTGCCCCTCCATCCATATGCCCCGGGAGGCGGCGCGGATTTTCCTGCGGGTGACGGATGTGCGGGTGGAGCGGTTGCAGGGGATTGATGATGATGGAGTTGTTGCCGAGGGGCTGGAGATTGGCGCTCCCTTCGATGAGCTCTGGGATAGCACCATCAAGCCCGCAGACCGTGCCCTCTACGGCTGGGAGGCGAATCCCTGGGTGTGGGTTATAGAGTTCGAGCGGATCAGCAGGGAGGAGGCGCGGCGCGATGCCTGATCTCTACGCCAAAGCCCTCCCCGCCGGACCGAAGAAGAAGCGCCTCCCCCACAAGTGCTCCACCTGCGCGGTCAAGGACTGCCGGACACGGGGGAAGGTGTGCGACTGGAGGCACTGCAAGGACTGGAAGGAGGGACCGCGCAAAGCCTGAAAACGTGTTCCGAGGGTAAATTACCAACCGATTACGAATTTGGAGGATACCATGAACCTTCGCAAAGCGATAGCGATCGATTTTGACGGATGCCTCTGCTCCGACAAGTATCCGGACATCGGGGAGCCGAACTGGGCTGTTATCTACCGGGCAAAGCAGGAGCGGCGCAGGGGGGCGGGCCTGATCCTCTGGACCTGCCGGGAGGGGCAGCTCCTTCTGGACGCTTTGGCCGCCTGTGAAGCCTGGGGGCTGACCTTCGACGCTGTGAACGAGAGCCTGCCGGAATGGATCGAGGCATACGGGAACGACCCGCGGAAGGTGGGTGCTTCGGAGTACGGGGATGACCGGGCGGTGCGTCTGCCCACGGCTCCCCATTTTGCGGGGGGCCCTGGAGATGATTCTGTAGAACTGTTCTCCCCGCCTCCGGGAAACAGGGACTTGGCCCTGAAGCCGCGTCCCTTCTGCAAGAGCCCCAACGTGCTCTATGAGCGGTATGCGGGTCCGGCGGGAGGAGAGCGGTGGCGCTGTTTCTGCGCGAACTGCGTCGCCGGGATCGACCCCGGCTGGGCAGTGGACCGTCTGACGGTGCGGGAGATGTGGAACCGCAGAGGAACGGAGGCGAGACCGAGAGATGAACTGGAAGCGTGAAGCGGCGGACCGGCTTCGCGGCTATGAGGCCCAGAAGCAGGCCCTGGAGAGCATCCCCATGGAGCTGCGGCGGCTGGAGAGCGCCTGTACCGGCCTCCGGAGCGCCGCCGCGGACCGCGCGCCGGTCTCCGGCGGAGGAGAGGGCCGGGAGGACGCCCTGCTGAGCAACATCGTCCACCGGGACGAGCTGAAGCGGCGGCTGAAGCAGGCGCGGCTGTGGGTAACGATGGTGGACAAGGCCCTGACGGTCCTGGACAGCGAGGAGCGGCTTGTTCTGGAGCGGTTTTACATCCATCGGGCCAAGGGGGCCGCCGAGGCCCTGTGCGAGAGCCTGAACCTGGAGAAAAGCGCCGTCTATGACAGGCGGGACAGGGCTTTGCGGCACTTCACCCTCGCCCTCTACGGCATCACCGAGACAGAGTAAAAAGTCCGGAAAAAAACCGGACGATTTTTCCGAAAAGCCGTGGTACAATGATAGGGTAAAATTCTGACAAAGCCGGGCGGCCTCCTCCAACCGAGGGGGCCGTCAGTCTGTTCGGAAGGAGGTCTCCGGCCCCGCGTTTCTCCTTTGCGCGGGGTCTGGTCCGAGCCGGTACCGGTCGCCAACGGGACCGGGGCGAGAACCATTACCACGGGGCTCTCTCTGGGGAGCATCCAGCTTGCCCTGAGCGGCGGGGCTATCACCTACGCCGTCACCTTCCTCTGTACGGACATCATCGGCGAAATCTGGGGGAAGAACACGGCAAAGGGCGTGGTGAAGTACGGCCTGATCGGGCAGATCTTCGCCACCGCCTGCATCATGATCACCGGGGCGTTCCCGGCCACGGACCCTGTGATGGACGGGGCCTATCAGACGCTGCTGGGGCAGAACTGGATCTTTGTCATTGGCAGTCTGAGCGCCTACCTGGTCTCCCAGACCTGGGACGTGCTGGTGTTCCACTTTCTCCGGGACCGGTATGTGGAGCGGCACGGGAGCACCAGGGGAGGCCGGTGGCTGTGGAACAACGGCTCCACCCTGACCAGTCAGGTGTGGGACACGGTGATCTATGCCGTTATCAGCTTCGGCCTGGGCCTGGGGTTGCTCTTCACGGCGGAGGGGCGGGCACAGCTCCTGGGGATCATCCTCGGGCAGTACCTGCTGAAAGCGGGGCTCGCCCTGCTGGACACGCCGTTTTTCTACTTTTTCACCCGGAACGCTGACAGGCGATAGGCCCCGTACCATGAAACGTAAGGAGAGGAGGAAATGCCGAAAAACAGAACAGACCTGCCCTGGGAGCGGCAGAATGGCGAGAGCGCCCAGGCGTTCGCGGCATTCCTTGTTTACCTGAACTTGGGGGCAGAACGGAGCCATCAGACGGTATCGCAACAATGTGGTAAAAGTATATCGCTGATTGGGCGTTGGAGCCGTGCTTATGGCTGGGTGGAGCGGTGCCGGGCCTGGGATAATTATCTCCAGCGAGAGGCCAAAAAGGCGGCGGTCGCAGAGATCCGGAAGATGAATCAGCGGCATATCAGCATGGCCCAGCAGATCCAGGACGCGGTCTTACAGGCGCTCATTGACCTGGGGAGCGATATCGTCACGCCACAGAACTTTGCCGCTGTGGTGAAGCTCTCTACCGACCTGGAGCGGCAGAGCATGGAGGCGGAGGCGAAGGAGACCATCAGCAGCGAAGAGCTCCGGGAGCAGGCGGAGGACGATCCGCTCACCGCGGCGCTGAAGGAGGATATGGACAGTGGGCTTTTCTGAGAAACAGCGGCAGATCCTGCGCTTCCCCTACACGCAGTATCAGGCCCTGATCTGTGACGGCGCGGTGCGCTCCGGGAAGACCAGCGTCATGAGCCTGAGCTTCGTCCTCTGGGTGATGGGGAACTTCCGGGGGTGCTCCTTCGCCATCTGCGGGAAGTCGGTGGGCAGTGTGGAGCGCAATATCGTCACGCCGCTTTTGTCCGTGGGCTACCTGCGGGGGCACTTTGATATCCGATACCTCCGGGGGGACCATATGCTCCTGATCCGCCGGGGGGAGCGGGAGAACCGGATCTACCTCTTCGGCGGCAAGGACGAGAGCAGCTATGCGCTCATCCAGGGCGTCACCCTTGCGGGGATCCTCCTGGACGAGGTGGCCCTGATGCCCCGGTCCTTCGTGGAGCAGGCGTTGGCCCGGTGCTCTGTGGCGGGGGCCCGCTTCTGGTTCAACTGCAACCCGGACAGCCCGCGCCACTGGTTCTACCAGGAGTGGATACTGGGCGCGCAGCGGCACAACGCCCTGCATCTCCACTTCCTCATGGAGGACAACCCGGGCCTGGGCGCGGAGACCCTGGAGCTCTACCGGACCACCTACTCCGGCGTGTTCTACCAGCGCTATGTCCTGGGGGAGTGGGTGGTGGCGGAGGGCCTGGTCTATACCATGTTCCACAGCGGCCTGGTGGTGGACGAGATCCCGTGGCAGGCAAAGCAGCGGGGCCGCTGGTTCATCTCCGTGGACTACGGCACCGTCAACCCCACGTCGGCGGGGCTCTGGTGCCTCTGGAACGGCACGGCGTACCGGGTGAGCGAGTACTACTATGACAGCCGGAAGCCGGGGCATATCCAGCGCACGGACGAGGAGCACTACCTGGAGATCGAGAAACTTGCCGGGAGCAGGCAGATCGAGCGGATCGTCCTGGACCCCTCCGCCGCGAGCTTCAAGGCGACGATCCGGCGGCACGGGCGCTTCTCCGTGTGGGACGCCGTGAACAGCGTCCTGGACGGCATCCGCCTGACGGCCACCCTGCTCAAGGCCGGGCGGCTGAAATTCCACCGGAGCTGTGAGGGATGCCTCGGCGAGTTCCAGGCTTACCGATGGGATACAGACGCCCGGGAGGACGCTGTTATCAAGGAAAATGACCACGCCATGGACGATATCCGCTATTTCTGTGCCACCGTCATGGCGCGTGGGATGAGAGGAGTGTGAGAGATGGGACTGATCGACTGGTTTCGCAGCCTGGTCGGGCGGCTGAGAAGAAAAGATACCCCCTCAGGTGTGATCGAGAAGGAATTCGGCGCACACCCGGCGGCATCCCGCGACATGGCGGACAACGCCGCCCTCTGGTACGCCATGTACACCAACCATCCGCCCTGGGCGACCTGCGACGTGCGGCCCCTGGGGCTTCCGGGGGCCATTGGCCGGGAGCTGAGCCGCCACGCGCTGACGGAATTCTGTATCACCGTATCCGGCAGCGCCCGGGCGGAGTACATCGACCGGCAGGTCCAGCGGGCGGCGAGGAGCTTCCGGGAGGACCTGGAGCTGGGCCTCTGCCTGGGCGGCGTGGCCTTGAAGCCGTACCCGCAGGACGGACAGCTCCTGGTGGAATCCTACACCGGCGGCTTTACCCCCACCCGTTTTGACGGCACGGGCAGGGCCGTGGGCGGGGTGTTCCGAAGCGAGCCGGTCCGGCAGGGGAACGAGTGGTACATCAAGCTGGAGTACCACGATTTCCTCTTGCAAGAGGACGGGACCACGGCCTATGTTGTGGAGAACAAGGCGTACCGCAGCAGCCGGGAGGGCCTCGTCGGCGCCCAGGTGCCTCTGGAGAGCGTGGAGGCGTGGGCTGACCTCTCGGAGCGGGAGGTGATCGAGGGCCTGACAGGGCCGCTCTTCGCCTATTTCAAGCCGCCGGTCTCCAACGACATTGAGCCGTCCTCCCCCGTGGGCGTGTCGGTGTACGCCGGGGCCACGGCGGAGCTGATCCGGCAGGCGGATGAGCAGTGGCAGCAGCTCCGCCGGGAGTACCGCACGGGAAAGCGCAGGATGCTCTTCAACGGCTCTGTCATGGACCATGACCAGGTGGATGATGAATTCTTTGAATACGGAGACTTCACTGGCGACGCCAACTTCTTCCAGTTCATCAACCCGGAGCTGCGGGACGACCAGTTCTACAACGGCTTCCAGCGCATCTTACAGCGCATCGAGTTCAACGTGGGCCTTGCTTTCGGCACCTTCTCGGACCCGCAGGCCGTCGAGAAGACGGCCACCGAGCAGATCATGACCAAGCACCGGCAGTACGTGACGGAGGACGCCATTCAAAAGGCGTTCCAGGTAGCGCTGGAGGACCTGGTGTATGCCCTGGACGCCCTGTGCGACCTTGCCCGGCTCGCGCCGGCGGGGGCGTATCAGGTGGACTGCAAATGGGGCGACGGCGTCCTGGACGACCCGGAGACCCGGCGGCAGGACATGGCGCTGGATATGCAGCGGGTGGCCGCCGGTCTCATGCGGCCTGTGGATTTCGTCATGAAGTGGGACAAGGTGGACGAGAAGACCGCCCGGAAGCTGCTGCCGGACATGGAGGACCTGACGGATGAGCCGGAGGAGGAGATCGAGTAATGCCCCGGTATCCGTTTACCCCGGAGCTGCTGGACGCGCTGCCGGAGGAGCTGTGCGAGCTGTTCCGGGGCCTGGAGGTGCGGCTCCTGGAGGAGATCTGTTCCCGGCTGAAGATCGCGGACCAGCTCAACGAGGTGACGGTGCAGGACATCCGCGCCCTCCGTGCCCACGGCATCGGCCTGGAGGAGATCAAGGCGGCGATTGCGGAGGCCACGGGGACCGGCGCGGACAAGCTGGAGGCCCTGCTGGATGATGTAGTCGCCCGCAACCAGACTTATTACACCTCCATGATCGACCTTGCCCAGGTGACCGCGCCGGAACGGCTGGTGAATGAGGCGGATATCGCCGCGATCCGGCGTCAGACCTGGGGCGCGTACAAGAACATTACCGGTTCAATGGGCTTTCTGGTGGTCCAGGCCGGGCGGCTGACGATGCTCCCGCCCGCCCAGGCGTACCAGTGGGCCCTGGACAGCGCGGAGCTCCAGATACAGTCCGGGGCCATCAGCTACACCCAAGCCATCGGCGGGGCGGTCAAACAGTTGGCGGAGCGGGGGATGTGCGTCGCCTATGACGAAAGCGGGAACGTGCTCCCCAATCGGGTGGCCTATGAGAGCGGGCACATCGACCATCTGGACGTGGCCGTCCGGCGGGCGGTCATGACCGGCGTCAACCAGCTCAACCAGCAGTACCGGGAGCAGTCCATGGACTGTCTGGAGACGGACCTTGTGGAGGTCACGGCCCACTCCGGGGCACGGGACACGGACGGCCCCAACGGCTGGGAGAACCATGCGGCGTGGCAGGGGAAGGTGTACCGCTGGAGCGCGAAGCCGAAGACCTCCAAAGGCGTCTACCCGGATTTTGCAAAGACCTGCGGATATGGGAGCGTTACCGGCATCGGCGGGGCCAACTGCCGCCATTCCTGGTGGCCGTTCGTCGAGGGCGTCAGCGAACGCGCCTACACGGACGGGGACCTCGCCGCCATCGACCCGGAGCCCTTCCGGTATGAGGGCCGCACCTACACCGCCTACCAGGCCACCCAGAAGCAGCGGGAGATCGAACGTACCGTGCGGAAGCTGGAGCGGACAAAGACCGCATACACTGCCGCGGGGCTCACCGGTCAGGCAGACGCCGCGAGCATCCGCCTGGGGCGGCTGAAGAAGGAGTACCGGAAGTTCAGTAGGGCCGCAGGGCTGAAGGAACAGCGAGAGCGGATGCGGGTGCTGGATAGAAGCGGAGCGGCCTCCCGTGGGCAGAGCGCAGGAAGCAGCGTTGCAGGCAGGCCGGGAAGACCGGTGCAGATCGGAACGGTGGATTTCTCCGACAAAAGGGCGGTTCTTACCCAGATGGATGCAGCGCAGAAAGAAACCGAACCGCTGGACTACGAGGTCAACCGCACCGTGACGGCGGACGGAAAGGTCTGGCGCGTTGTGGGCGAGGCCGGGGAAGTTCATCCGGAGAGTATTCCCAGCAGTCTGACTGGGTCCTACTCCTATCACAATCACCCGGCGGCACAAACCTGGTTCTCTTTCAGCGCAGAGGATGTGCGGTTCTTCTTCGAAAGTAGGCAGGCATATTCCAAAGCATCTGATTATTTATATGAATATATCATGGAAAGAACACCGGATACTCTTGCAGTATCACCGGATGTGGTGTATCATAGGTTCAAAGAGATTTTCAAGACAGACGTTTTTCAACTTTCCGATGAAGGGAAGATCAATATTGACGAAGATGGGTTCCATGAAGTCATGCGGCGATTAAGCCGAGAATTTCGCTTTCAGTACAGGAGGGTAAAAACAAATGGCAGTTAATAAAGATCATCCCGATTACCCGGTATACTCAAGAAAGCATAAAGACTTGTGGGACGCGTATTTGAAACTGGAAGAGGAGGAGCTTGAAAAGTATCCTGAGTATCACGGACTGGACCATCCGGCCTGTGTCACGTTGCGGCCTTTTTATCGGAAGTTTAGTGAAGATATCAAGGCCCTGCAAAAGGAATACGCGTATCTATTTACGGAGGAGAAATAGCATCAACACACTGCAAACCGTGAATATCTAGCGTCATAGAAATGAATATGGAGCGCCAAGAGCCATCAGCTGCCGGGAACCCCCGTTTTCTGATGGCTCTTTTGTTGGGAGGATACCATGACCGATCTGTATTTCAAGATGAAGATCATCGCATGGGCCGCAAAGGTTCCCCTGGTTATAATCATCGCGGTTTGCTGCCTGATCGCGTTTATCATCGACAAACGACGGTAAAATCCGCTGCGGCGGTTTTATGCAAATTTTGACGGCCCGGCGTCGCAAAAATTCCGGGCAAAGGGAGGTATCATGACACGCGAGTTTCTGAAAAACCTCGGTCTGGAGGACTCCGTCATTGACAAGATTCTGGCTGAGAACACCCAGGACGTCAACCAGGAGAAGGCCCAGACCACCACCGCCCAGACCGCTCTGGCGGACACCCAAGGCAAGCTCACCGCCGCGAGCGAGGAGCTGGAGAAGCTGAAAAATGCCGGTGGCGACGGTGATGCAGCCGGTATCATGAAGCAACTCTCCGAGCTCCAGGAGAAGTACAAGACCGACATTGCCGAGCGCGACGCCAAGCTGGCGGACCGGGACTACTCCGACGCCATCACCCGGGCCATCTCCGGCAGGGCGCTGAAATTCTCCAGCAAGGCGGCGGAGCGGGATTTCATCGCCCGCGTCAAGGAGAAGAAGCTGGAGCTGACGGACGGGGAGCTCACGGGCCTGGACGACTTCATCAAGGCCCAGCGGGAGGCGGACCCGGACGCCTTTGCCCCCGACAAGGCGTCCCCGCGCTTCATCACCGGAGGCGGCGGCGGGCACGGCGCTCCCGGCGGTGGCGGGACGAAAACACCGGCGGAGCTGATGGCGGAGGCCATCGGCAAGGCCAACGCGGAGAGCGGCAAAGCCGCCAATGACATCATTTCTGCTTATACAGGAGGGAAATCGTAATGGCACTTGAAGCGATGGGGTACAAAACCAAAACCGTCAGCGCGGATGTGGAGATCCTCCACAACAGCGAGTTCGTAGGGGACGCCATAACGCTGGACGCCGCCGCGTTCACGGACGGCGTGTGCAAGGCCGGCACGCCGATGGCCGCAAAGGGGACCAAGGCTGCGGGGGCGGACGCGTTCGGCATCCTGCTCCACGACGTGGACCAGAAGCGCCCCCAGGGCACGGTGGTCGTCGGCGGCTACATCAATACCGCTGCGGCGGAGGCCCACTCCGGCGTGACCATCAGCGAGGCGGTCAAGGCCGCGCTGAAGAACGTTGTATTTATGTGACGAGGAGGAAAAGAACATGAGGCTGACTGAAATCTACAGCGCGAAGGCGATTGCCATCCAGCAGACGGAGGCCGCCGGCAACCGGCAGGCGTATTTCGGCGAGGGCCTGTTCCCGCCCAGGAAGAAGATGGGCCTGGACCTGAAGTGGATCAAGACCCACAAGGGCCTGCCCGTGTCCCTGGCGCCGTCCAACTTCGATGCGAAGTCCACCCTGCGCAGCCGGGAGGGCATCAAGATGGACGAGACCCAGATGGCCTTCTTCCGGGAGTCCATGCTGGTCAAGGAGGAGGACGAGCAGAACATCATGCGGGTGCGGGAGGCCAGCGACCCCTACGCCCTGGAGGTCCTGAACCATGTCTACGACGACACCAACACCCTGGTGGAGGGCGCGCGGGTTGTGGCGGAGCGGATGCGGATGCAGCTTCTCGCACCCGTGGACGATGGCTCCCCCCGGATCAACATCGAGGCAAACGGCGTCCAGTACTCCTACAACTACGATGCCGGCGGCACCTACCAGAGTGGCCATTACCGGGCCCTGACCGGCACGGCCCAGTGGAGCGACCTCGCCAACAGCGACCCCCTGAGCGACGTGATGAGCGCCCAGGACGCCGTGGAGGCCGAGACTGGCACCCGGCCCTCCATGCTGCTCCTGAGCAAGAAGACCATGGGCTACCTCAAGAAGAACATGAAGGTCCGCTCCGCCATTCTCGCCCAGAACGTCACGGCCAACGTCCTGGTGACAGACGCCCGGGTGACGGAGCTCTTCAGCACGGAGCTGGGCATCCGCCTCGTTGTCTACACCAAGAAGTACAAGGACGAGACCGGTACGACCCACCAGTTCTATCCGGACGATATGGTCACCCTCCTGCCGGACGGCGCCCTGGGCAGTACCTGGTACGGCACCACGCCCGAGGAGCGCACTCTGCTGGGCAGCGGCAAGGCGGATGTGGCGATCGTGGACACCGGCATCGCCGTGGCGGTCAGCGTCACCATTGATCCCGTGAACACCAAGACCACAGTCTCCGAGATCGTGCTGCCCTCCTACGAGCGCATGGACGAGACCTTTGTGATCAAGGTCGCCGGCGACACATCTACTGCCGCCCTGTCCGATGTTCCCAATGAGCAGGACGATCTCGACAGTATGACGAAGGACGAACTGCTCGCCTACGCCAACGCGCACAACATCAGCGGCGTCAGCGCCTCCATGAACAAGGCGGATATCCTGTCCGCGATCAAGGCCGCGAGCTGAGAAAGGAGGCCCGCCGGATGGCTTACGCTGACTACGATTTTTATCTGAACGAGTACCTCGGGGACGCGATCACCGGGGAGGACTTCCCGCGGCTCTCCCAGCGGGCCTCCGACTACATCAGATCGGCCACCAAGGGCCTCTCCGACAGGGCGGACGGCTTGCAGTTGGAGGCCGTGAAAAAGTGCGCCTGCGCCATTGCGGACATCCTGCTGGACGAGAGCATCATGACGGCAAGCGCGTTCAGCGGGGAGCAGGCGGTCTCCAGCGAGACGGTGGGGGGCTGGTCCAGGAGCTACCGCGCCCCTTCCGTCTCCTCCGCTGAGGTGTCATACCTCGCCGGGCGGAAGCGGGAGGCCCTGCTGCTGTACCTGGGGGAGCTCCCGGCCTTCGCCGGTATTTTCAAAGTGAGGTCGTACCCATGCCCGCACCGAAGAGGCTGAGCCGCCCCCGGCGGCTGAACGCGTCCCCAGCGGCGGGGATGTTCCCCCACGCGGTCACGCTTTACAACGTGGCCGTCAGGACCGGCAGGGGGACGGTCAGGAGCACGGTGGAAAGCAGCGTCACCCTCCTGCGGGGCGTGTTCCTGGACGCCTCCAGGGGGGCGGACCCGGACCGGAACGGCCTGGAGGGCGCGGACGGGGCGGTCCTGTACGTGCCCTCCGGCGTGGAGGCCGTGGACGCGGTGACCGGGGAGCTGAAAGCGTACCTGCCGCCGGTGGAGTTCTGGAGCGCGGGAGATAAAAGCGGCTTTTGGACCCTGGCGGCCAGCAGCCGGAGCGCCCCCGGCAGGGGCTTTACCTTTTTCGTGAAGGGCCTTGCCCTGCCTCCGGAGGGTACGCCTCCGGAGGAGGTGCGGGGGCGGCTGGAGGCGCTGTACGACCAGGTGTACCACGTCTCCAGGATCAAAGAGCGGAATTTCGGAGGACTGGCCCACTGGGAGATCGGAGGGGTGTGAGAAGGCCGGTTTGACATTCAAAGTGGAAACAAGGGGCTTCGGAGATATCGCCCGGAGGATGGCCCAGGCCGCGCCTGGGGTGAAGCATACCCTCGCGGTCCAGATGGCGAAGGACACGGAGCCGTATGTCCCCGCGCGGACGAAGTCCTTTGCCGGCCGGACGCAGGTGGACGGCGACACCATCATCTACCCCGGCCCCTATGCCCGGTTCCTCTACAGGGGGAAGCTGATGATCGACCCCAGGACCGGCAGTCCCTTCGCGACAAAGGGGGCGACCAAGATCGTCACGGGCAGGGACCTGGATATCAGCACGGCAGTCCATAGCAAGGCCCAGGACCACTGGTTCGAGGCATCCAAGGCCCAGAACATGAGGAAATGGGAGCGAGTAGCAGGGAGGGCAATGCGGCATGAGTTCGGAAGATAGGACCATTGAATTTGTCTCCGCTTTTGAGGAGGCGGGAATCTCCAGAAACCTTTTGGATTGGCTGAACAAGTGGCTGGAGGCGCAGGCGGACATCCCCTTTTCCATTGATTTCATTGACTATGAGTTCATGGAGGACGAGACGCCCGGCATGGCGATGTCCCTTGTCCAGAGCGCCTATATCGTAGAGCGGTTCATCAACGGGGCATACACAGCGGACTATCAGTTCAAGATCATCTACAGGACGGCTCCGGATACCCCGGAGGCCCGGCTGAGCGCGGACGAGCTCCTGGACGGGCTCGCACAGTGGGCCGCGGGGCAGAAGCCGGATATCGGCGACGGTCTGGAGGTCCAGGAGATCGAGCAGGTCACTCCCGCCGCCCTCTTCGCCCGGATGGCGGGGGGCTGGGAGGACCATCAAATATTCATGCGGATGACCTATCAGGTCCATCCCGGAAAGTGAGGAAACTATGGCAGAAAAAAGAAGCGCGTTCCTTCTCTTCATCAACACGGCGAAGGGGACCGGCGCGGGCACCTACGCCCTGGTCGGCGACGGCGTCACGGAGCTGACGATCTCCTACAACCCTCAGACCAGCACAGAGCAGTACATCCACCAGGACACGGCCACCACGGAAATGACCGGCTACCAGCCCAATGCCCCTGTTACCTCCCAAGCGGTCAAGGGGGACCAGGCCTTTGAATTCATCAACGATATGCGCAGGCGTCTCCCCATTGGCAGCGACGCCCATACGGATATCGTTATGGTGGATGTCTTCGAGACCGCATCCTCCGGCAGCTACCCTGCTACGAGGCAGCCGGTCTCCATCCAGATCGACAGCTACGGCGGCGCGGCCTCTGACCCGCTCTCCATCGGCTACACCATCAACTGGCGCGGAGCGGGGGAAGATGGGACTTTCAATCCTGAGACAAAGGTCTTCACCAAAGGTGCATCGGCAGCAGCCAACATGGAAGAGGAGGAATAAGAGATGGCAGGCATTCGCGTAAACACCGGGGTGAAGCGCATCGAAGTCAATGACGATGGCGATTACATCACCCTGAGCCTGAGCGACAACGACTTTCTCAACCGATTTTTCGCCCTGTATGAAAATTCACAGAAGATGGCGAATGAGTTCTCTTCCAGCGAGGCGCAGATCAGGGAGAAATACCAAGGGGACGCAGAAACCAGCGCGGCTTGCTTGCGGGAAGTGCTCTCCATCTATACGGAGGCCGGAAAGAACATGATGTCTGAGGTTGACAATCTCTTTGGCGCGGGCACCTGCCAAAAGGTGTTCGGAGACATCACGCCCAGTTTTGAGCTTTACTATGATTTCTTCGAGCAGCTCACCCCGTACTTGCAGGAGTTTGCGAAGGAGAAGACCCAGCGCATGAGCAAGTACAGCGCCGCCCGCACCGGCAATGTATAACGCCATGCTGGACCGCCTGCCGGAGGACTACTGCGGCTGGCTCATCCGCACGGACTACCGGATCGGGGTGCAGATTCAACTCTGCATCTCCGACCCGGAGCTCAGCGACAGCGAGAAGACCGGCACGGCGCTGTCCCTCCTGTACGGCAACGGCATCCCCGATCTCCAGACCGCTCTGGAGGGCCTTTCCTGGTTCATGTCCTGCGGAAACGCCCCTGCCGCGTCCGGGGGAGACGATGAGCCGGAGGTGTTTTCCTTTGAATACGATTCTGCCCGCATCGTCTCCGCGTTTCGGAAGGTGTTCGGCATCGATATCAGCCGGTCAAAGCTCCACTGGTTCGAGTTTATGCCCATGCTGGGGGATTTGACGGATACGGCGTTTACAAACATCATCAACATTCGGACCACTTCGGCCTCTGAGGTTTCTTCACAAAAGCGGGCGGAATTTATGCGCATGAAAAAGCGCTTTGCGCTCCCGAACCAGTACACCCAGGAGGAGCTGGAGACCATCAACGGCATCCTGGAGAAGGTGCGCGGTCCGGCTACATGACCACCGGAGGAGGTGAAATCATCCAATGTTTGGATATGACGGTTCTGTCCGTATCAAGGCTGACCTGAACCACTCCGATTTCGACCGGGGCATTGCCCACATGACCAAATCGGTCAACAACTTTGGCGGGACCCTGAAAAAGGTTGCCGGTATCATCGGCACAGTGTTCGGCGTCGCCACGCTGGTCAACTTCGGCAAGGAGGCTGTCAAACTTGCCTCCGATATCCAGGAGGTCCAGAACGTCATTGATGTGACGTTCGGGAGCGGAGCGGCCAAAATCGAAGAATTTGCCCGGTCCGCGTCGGGCGCGTTCGGCCTGTCCGAGCTGGCGGCAAAGCAGTACGCCGGCACAATGGGGGCAATGCTCAAATCCTCCGGCCTGGCGACGGACCAGGCCCGGGAGATGTCCGTGGCGCTGGCTGGACTGGCTGGGGATATCGCGTCCTTCTACAATCTGGACACTGATACCGCTTTTGAAAAGATCAGAGCGGGCATCAGCGGTGAGACGGAACCGCTCAAGCAGTTGGGTATCAACATGAGCGTGGCGAACCTGGAGGCATATGCCCTCTCCAAGGGCATCACCAAGAGCTACAACGCCATGTCTCAGGCGGAGCAGGTGGTGCTGCGGTATAACTACCTCCTGAGTACGACGGCGGACGCCCAGGGGGACTTTGCCCGGACCTCCGGCAGCTTTGCCAATCAGGTCCGGCTCCTACAGCTCAATTTTGACCAGCTTCGCATAGCGGTGGGCAACGCGATCATTCCCGTTGCACAAGCGGTCCTGCCCGGTATCAACGCCATGATCGAGGGCCTGACCCGGCTGGCGCAGGTCTTCGCCCAGGTGACGGCCCTGTTGTTCGGGAAATCCGCAGAGATCAAAACCAACAACAGTATTGCCTCCTCCGCCACCTCTGCCGCCGACGCGGCGGACGATCTGGCCGACGCCACCACCGGCGTGGGCGGGGCGGCGAAAAAAGCCGAAAAGGACATGAAGGGTGTCCTGGCCGGATTCGATGAGCTGAACATTCTGGCCGATAACGCGGCTGACAGCCTCAACAGCGCCGCCGGTGGTCTGGACATCGGCGGCCTTGACGTTTCCGCCGGAGAGATCTGGGGCGACGCGAAGCTCAACCCGGATCTGAGGGCAGAGGTCTATGCCCTGACCGAGAAGCTGAAGGAAATGATCCCCCTGATTGCCGGTATCGGCGCGGGCCTGCTGTCGTGGAAGATCGCCAACGCGCTCATCCCGGACCTGGGGCTTCTGGAGGGCGTCCTGGGCAGTCTCATGATTACTGCCGGTGTCACGCTGCTGGTAGACAGCATCAAAGACATCATCTTTGGCGACGGCCTGACCTGGGAAAACATCCTGAAGGGCGCGGCTGGCGGAGCCCTCGCGGGGGCTGGCCTCGGCTGGATGCTGGCCAAGAAGCTGGGCTTAACATGGGCCGAGGGAATGCTGGGGGGTGCGGTGATCGGTCTCGGTGTCGCCCTCCTGCTGGAGTCCATCGCGGATATCATCACTGAGGGGCTGAACATCGGCAACGGCATCCTCGGCATGATCGGCGGCGCTATCGCGGGGGCGGCGGCTGGATTTCTGTATATGGGCGGCCCTGGAGGAGCGATTCTCGGCGCTTCCATAGGTGTTGGGGTTTCTCTCGTATTGGAGGCAATTGCAGACATTATCGTAAGCGGATTGAATCTGAAAAATGGGGCAGTCGGGCTGATCGGAGGCGCACTCGCTGGAGCGGGCATAGGATTTTACCTGGGCGGTCCGGCAGGCGCGGCACTGGGCGCAGCCGTCGGCGTGGGCCTGACGCTCTCCCTGGAGAGCGTGGTGTCGCAAATCGCGGATGGTGTGAATATCGTTGAGATATTGATGGGAACCATTGAAAAGTCCATCAAGGGCATTGGAAGCAGCTTAATGAAGAGAGATACGTCGGGCGCTATGGGCCAAATCGTCATTGGCCTTGCGGCGGGCATCATCCTTGATGTCGTCGGAGTAGAGATTGCTGGAAAAGCCATCTATGAGGCGACGGAAGATTTCCAGACTATGACGCGGATCATTGACGAGTGCGAGGACGCGTCGAACCGCTCCTCTGCGGCCATGCAGACCCTGAGCGGGAATGTCAGCAATCTGACCACATCCCTGGCGGATGCGGGAGCGGCACAGTCCCTGGCAGATGAAATCTATGCCATCAATGACAACGCCAACGCCTCCGCCTATGAACTGGAGCTCATGGCGACGAAGGTCGAACTGCTCAACGGCCTGGGGCTCGACGGGCTCCAACTGACCATTGACGAGACAACGGGCCGGATCATCGAGACCAAGGAGGCCACCGACCAGCTGATCGCGGCCCTGCAAAAGGAGGCCGAGACCGCCGCGCTGCAAGAGCTCCTGGTGCAGGCGTACAAGGACCGGTATACGGCAGTGGCGGACGCGGAGAGCGCGGTGAAGAGCGTCACGGCGGCGGAGCAGGCCCTTGCGAAAACGGAGGACGAGCTCACCAGCACACCGTGGTGGGACCTGCAAAAGCACGCCGCCCTGACCGAGCAGCAGGAAAAGCAGACGGAAGCGCTGGAGGCGGCCGTGGATGCGCGGGACAAGGCCGTGACCGCCTATGACGAGCTGAGCGAGGCCATAGACACCTATTCCGGGGCGCTCACCAATCTGTCCGAGCCGGAATCCAGCGTCGGCGTACAGCTGGAGGAGCGCATGAAGACCGTCCGGGAGACGGTCGAGGACGTAGCGAAGGATATGCCGGAGTACGGCAAAAATATCGGAGAAGGCATTGAAAAAGGCATATCCGAAGGAATAAAGGAAGAGGAAACTAAAAAAAGTTTTTGGCAAATTGCTAAGGATTTTATAAGTCTCTTCAAAATCCACTCCCCCTCTAAAGTATTCGAGGAGTATGGCGGCTTCCTCATGAAGGGCCTGTACAACGGGATGGACGACAACACAGACCCGGTGACGAAGCTGTTTTCCGAGCTCTGGGACGCCATTCAAAAGGGCGCTGAAGGTACCTGGGGCGATGTCCAGAACGCATGGAAAAACGCGGGTTCATGGTTTGAGCAGAATGTCAAACGGCCTGTGAACACAGCGTTCGACGGAGTGGCCCAGTCCGCCAAGAGCGCTTTCAACAGCGCCATCGGCTCTGTGGAGGGCATGGTGAACGCCGTAATTCGGGCCGTGAACTGGCTTATTTCACAGCTCAACCGGATTCACTTCGACGTCCCGGACTGGGTTCCCGGCGTAGGCGGGAAATCCTTCGGGATCAACATCCCCACCGTGTCCACGGTGAATCTGCCGCGTCTGGCCAACGGCGCGGTGATCCCGCCCAATCACCAGTTCGCGGCCATCCTGGGCGACCAGCGCAGCGGCACCAACATCGAGGCGCCCGCCGCGCTCATCAAGGAGATGCTCTCCCAGGCACTGCTGGAGACACAGGGGATGAGAGGTGACGTTACTATCGAGATCCCGGTGAACCTGGATGGGAAGACCATAGCCCGCATTGTGGTGCCGCATATCAACAATATGTCCGTGCAGGCGGGAAAACCGGTGATATTGTTCTAAAGGAGAATCGGAATGGAGCTTCTTATCATCAACGGGCACGATTACTCAAAATATGTGAAAAATACGGGGTACGGCTGGTCCCGCAACGATCTGGACAGCTCCAAAACGACCCGGACGAAGGATGGCCGTCTCCACAGAGACAGGATCACCACAAAGCGGAAGATCACCTATGAGGTCATGGGCATGACCAGGGACCAGTTGGCCCAGCTGGACGAGGACCTCAGTCAGGAGACCTTCAGCGCGACCTTTATGGACCTCCACGGGCAAATGACGAAGGAGTTTTACTGCGCGGCCTTTGAGGCCAGTCTGACCACCACCGTCCGGGACGATGAAACGTCCTGGAAGTCAAAACCATTCACGATCACGGAGGTGTGATATGGCACAGCAGACCAGCGCCCTGTGGAAAACTCTCTGGAGGACCAAGGGGACCACACGGGAGTACCAATTTGACATCAATGGCACCATCTACGGCCCGGAGCAGGAGGTCAGCCACAGTGTGGACAGCGGCCTCTATGAGACCTTCGGCATTGGCAATGCGGCGACGGCGAAACTGGACCTGACCCTTCTTGCGGATTCCATCCCACGGGCGGCCCGTATCAAGCGGTACGTCCGCCTGCGGAACGGGGCACAGGTCAGCGAGTGGCTGCCAAAGGGCGAGTTTTTTGTCAATCACCGGAGCGTGGAGGACGGCTGCTGGACTATCGAAGCTTTCGACGCCATGCGCAAGGCTGAGCGTCCCTGGGAGCCACGGCAGGGCCTGACCTTTCCAATGGCCATGCCGGATGCAGTAGCGGAGTTTATGCGCATCATGGGCACGAAATTGGACCCCCGCACCCAGCTCAACCCCGCCTACAAGATCGGGTATCCGTCCAGCGACCCGGACAGCGAGACGGGGGAGTACTACAGCATCCGGCAGCATCTCCAGTGGATTGCCGCCGCCCATGGAGGGAACTGGATTGTTACGGACAAGGGGGAGTTTTTCCTAATCCCGCTGCTATCCGCGCCGCCGGAAACCAGCTACCTGGTCACGGAGCACGGTGACGCCATTACATTGGGAGGGGTGAGGCTCCTTGTCTGACAAGCATTTTATCGGTCTGGACCTGACGGGCCTGGAGGACAACGGCCTGCGGCCCGGTATCTCCCGGGTGACGCTGCTATTGGACGGCGAGAATGCCGTCACCGCCGGGGACGGCACCGGCGCGGAGCTGACGGCGAACTGTCCCCACGCCACACAGGCAATGGCGGAGGCCATCCTTGCCCAGGCGCAGGGCTACCAGTACCGGATGTTTTCCGCCACAGACGCGGCCCTGGACCCTGCAGCGGAGCTGGGGGACGGCGTGACCGTCGGTGGGATGTACTCAGTCCTCGCCCGTATCAGCGAGGACGGCAGCGGCTACTGTAGCATCACTGCCCCCGGGAAGGCGGAGCTGGAGGACGAGTACCCCACCGGCGGCTTCCTCACCAAGGAGTTCAGCCGGAAGATCGCGCAGGTCCGCTCCTACATCAAGAAGACGGCGGAGGAAATCACACTGCTGGTGGAGGACACGGCAGGAAGCCTGTCTTCCGCGTTCTCTGTGGAGCTGGAGAAGATCACCCTGCGGGTAGCAGGGACGGAGGATTCTGTGGAGGCCGCTCTGGACCTGGTCAACGGCTTTACCGTGACGGATTCCAGCGGGACCACCCGGATCAAAGGCTCCTCCATCGACACCAGTACGATCAAGGCCAACTCCATCAGTGCGGATAAGCTGAACCTGACCGGCGCTATCCAATTTACAGACCTGGACACCCGCACACAGGGTTCTATCAACAGCGCCGCCTCCAACGCCTCCGCGGCCCTCACAAACGCCTCCAATGCCCTGTCTGGCGCTTCCGCCGCCCAGAGCGCGGTCAACGGCTGGGTCTATCCCGGCTCGTCGTATATCGACGGCAGAAAGATCATGACGGGCACGGTGGTGGCCAGCATCATCCAGGGCGGGACGGTGAATGTGCTGTCCCAGACCGGTGAGACCGCCGCGACAATGACCATCAATATGAACGGAGCCACCGGGGACAGGCGTGGGGCACTGACGATCGAAAGTGATGCGTTAAGCCTGCAAACAACGCACCGCGACGGTATGCTCAACCTGTTTAACACCGGCGGCATATCGCAATCCGGGCTTGCCCTTGCTCCTGACGGTACGATCAAAGTGGTAGGGCACCTTATGCCCATGCAGGACGGCATGTATAATATCGGCTTCAGCAACTTCCGGTGGAATGTCATCTGCCTGCAATCGCCTCCGATGGTCACATCTGACCGTACGAAAAAGGAAGCGCTCAACTACGACCTGGACCGCTACGAGGCCTTCTTTGACACCCTGCGGCCTGCCAGTTTCCGATTTGTTGACGGACAGTCCGGCAGGACGCATTTGGGCATGGTATCCCAGGACATCGAAGAGGAGCTGGAGGCGGCGGGCCTCACGGATATGGACTTTGCCGGGTTCATCCGCAGTCCCCGGCGGGATGAAAAGGGCAATGAGATCGCGGGGGAACTGGATTATATGCTGCGGTATGAGGAGTTCATCCCCATGTGCATCTACCAGATACAAAAACTCAAGGCCCGGGTGGCCAAACTGGAAAGGGGGACAGCCCAATGAGCGAGAAGAAAAAGGACCTGAAAACGGAGCTGGACGCGGCCTTCAAGCTGATCTCCGCCCTAGCGGTGAGCGGTGACACGGTGGACGTGATAGCGGCGGTGCGGGAGCACCTGCGGGCGGCCTACAGGCTTGCGGAGGATAGGAGCGCTGTCTTGGAGCTATACAAGAGCCTGGAACGGCAGGAAAAGAAGGAGGGCAGCAATGGCTGATAAGACCACCGGCGGCCTGCCCGCCGTCAAGGAGGCGGCAATCGGGGGCCTCCCCGGCATTGCGGACCTGTATGACGATACCCTCCTCCCCGTGGAGCAGCAGGGGGAGGCCCGGAAGATGACCGGGGCCCAGTGGAAGAAGTACGCAAAAGCCGCCGTGTCCATCTACGTGGAAGGCGCGAAGGAGTCGGCGGACGCGGCGGCACAGTCCGCCTCCAGCGCCGCCAGTTCGGCGTCCTCCGCCAAGATGTCTGCGGCAGAAGCGGCTAAGAGCGCGGAAGCTTCGGCCGGGAACGCGGCAGATGCGTCGGAGAGCGCCGACAGCGCGGCTGGGAGCGCCACAGACGCCGCCGGGAGCGCTTTATCCGCCTCTGGAAGTGCCGCCGCCGCCCAGACATCAGAGGAAAACGCTGCGGACAGCGCCTCCAGCGCCGCAGGAAGCGCACAAGCTGCCGCAGACAGCTCGAACAGCGCACAGGTCAGCAAGGTGGCGGCGGAACAGTCCGCAGGTGAGGCGGCGGGCAGCGCGAAAGACGCGGAAGACAGCGCCACGGCGGCGGCAGGCAGTGCCCAGGCCGCCCGGCAGTACTCCGGAAAACCGCCCATTATCCAAGCCGGGTACTGGTGGACATGGAACGCGGACCAGCAAAAATACGTGAACACCGGGAAGCGCTCTGTCCTCAATTTTGACAAGGTCTATGCCTCCGTTGCGGAGATGAACGCGGACAAGGAAAATGTGGAAGAGATGACCACGGCGATCATCTCTTCCACAGTGGAGGACCCCGCCAACGCGGCGATCTACATCTTCGATGGAACGGACTGGAATTTCCTTGCTGACCTGTCCGGTTTTACCGGGGTGGGTATTCAGTCCATCACCCTTACATCCGGAGACCACAGCCCCGGGACTGCGGACACCTACACCGTCCTCTGCACAGATGGAAGCGCCTATACCTTTGCGGTGCATAACGGCGCGATAGGACCCGTCGGCCCCCAGGGCGAGCCCGGCCTGCAGGTCATTGGCATGTATGGGACCGTGGCAGAGCTGGAAGCGGCTCATCCGGTCGGGACACCCGGAAAGGCGTATGCCGTGGGGACGGCAGAGGAGAATGAGATCTACTTCTGGGATGTTGGCAGACAACAGTGGCGAAGCCTGGGACGCCTCGTTGGTCCGGAGGGCAAAGCCGGGCCTCCCGGGGACAAGGGCAGTGACGGAGCCGCAGCAGGCTTTGGGGACGTCACCGCCACAGTGGATGACAATACCGGTGTGCCCAGCATCACGGTGACGGCTAGTGGACCGAATACCGCTAAAGTCTTCAACTTTGCGTTCAAAAACTTGAAGGGTGCGCCGGGCGCGAAAGGCGAAACGGGTGCGAACGGGGCGGATGGGAAAGACGGCGCTCCCGGCAAGGACGGGCCCCAGGGGCCCACCGGCAAGACCGCCTACCAGTATGCGGTAGACGGCGGGTACACCGGCACGGAGGCGCAGTTCCAGGCGCTGCTCAACGACATCCCAAACAAGCAGCCCAAGCTGACCGGCACGCCGGGCCAGGCGGTGGGGTTCGGCGCGGACGGCGCGGCGGTGGCTGTTGCGGGGTGGAGCAATCCGAATCTGCTCATTAACTGGTATTTTGCGGATCCGGTGAACCAGAGGGGGCAGAAGACATATACCAACGATGGATATACAATCGACAAGTGGTATGTCGCACAAAGAGACTATGGGACGTCTGTGATAGTCGATGATATCGGGGTAACTTTCAGAGTTACGTCAAAGGGCACAAACAAAAACGGCGCATTTGTGTATCAAACCTTACCCTCTCTGAAAGCTGGAACATATACATATTCAGTTTTAGTTTCCCAATTAAATGGCTCCGGGGTTATGGGGGTCGATCGAGACGAGGCTCCGTGGGGAGTTCTTTCTCAAGAAATACCTTTGAAACCGGGGCTCAACACGGTAACTTTTACGATTGCAAACGATGTAGGGCGGATTGGTATTTTCTTGGCAAAAAGAGTGCTTGATATTGCCTCTTTCAAATTTGTGGCCGCCAAACTGGAACTCGGCTCCCACCAGACCCTCGCTCACAAAGACGCTGCCGGAAACTGGGTGCTCAACGACCCGCCGCCGGATAAGACGCTGGAGATGCTGAAATGTCAGAGGTACTATCAGGTGTTCTCCAGTGCGGATATGCGCCCCGTAAAGGCGGTGGACTTTCGTCCGCCCATGCGTGTTGACCCGGCGTTTAGCACCATTGAGATCAACGGCGTGACGTACTACACGGCGGACGCCAATCTGTAGGAGGTACCCATGAACGAGTATTACAACAAGCACTTCATCACAACGGACGCAGAGGGCCGCGTCACAGACGGCTGGAGCGAGGGCCCCAACCCTGGTCGAGACATCTTCGGCGCGGTCCTGCTGACGGACCAGGGCGGCTACCAGTTCCGGCTCCACCCCGGCGGCGAAGAGAACCCGGCCCTCCACACGGAGGACGGCATCCCCCTCTACCGCTGGGACGGGGGGCGGGTGGTCCGGCGCTCTGAGGAGGAGGTCCAGGCAGACCGCGCCGCCCTCCCGGCACCCGCTCCCAGTGAGCAGGAGCGCCTGCGGGCGGACGTGGACTTCTTGGCCGCGATGCAGGGGGTGACGTTATGAGCGTGGCTGAGCTTGCCCGGAAGTACTACCCCCGCCTTTGGGACAAGTCCAGGCTGGAGGCTTTGGCCGCCGCCGGGAGGCTGACGGAGGCGGAGGTGCGGGAGATCGTGGGGGAGGAGGAGAACCATGTACATTGACGCGAAGACGCTCATCGAGCTGGCAGCGCTGCTGACAGCTCTTGGAGTGATCGGAGGCGCGGCGCTCTGGGCCGTAAAGTTCGTCGACCGGCAGAAGAAACAGGACCAGGAGCTGACCGCCATCCGGAAAGAGCAGACCTTAATCTGCTACGGCGTCATGGCCTGCCTGCGGGGCCTGAAGGAGCAGGGCTGTGACGGGCCGGTAACCGCCGCGCTGGACAAGCTGGAGAAGCATCTGAACCAGGCGGCACATGAGGAGGACAGCTAGGAGGAAAACATGGACAAAACAATCATCAAACGCTTGGGGAACCTGCTGAGCGTCAAGAGCCTGGTCACTCTGACGCTCACCATCGTGTTTGCGGTCCAAGCCCTGCGGGGGACCATCTCTCAGGACTTCATGACGATCTATGCAGTGATTATCGCGTTTTATTTTGGGACCCAGAGCCAAAAGGTGCAGGACGCGGTGGAGGGTCGGAACGATGGCTGACGTACTGGACACCGCCCGGCGAGAGCTGGGCACTACCGAGAGTCCTGCCAACTCCAACAAGGTCCGCTATAACACCTGGTACTATGGCCGGGAGGTCTCCGGCGATGCGTATCCCTGGTGCATGGCGTTCGTGCAGTGGGTGTTCGCCCAGGCGGGGAAGGTATTGCCCTACAAGACCGCCTCCTGCTCCGCTCTGCTGAGCTGGTACCGGCAGAACAGGCCGGAGTGCATCGTCAGGGACCCCATGCCCGGGGATATCATCCTCTACACCTTCAGCCACACCGGCATCGTGGAAAGCGTGCAGGGTAGCACCGTCACCGCCATCGAGGGCAACACCTCCGCTGGGAGCAGCGGCAGTCAGGCCAACGGCGGCGGGGTGTTCCGGCGCACACGGAACAAGAGCCTTGTCAGGGCGTACATCAGACCCTTCGGGGAGGAAATGGAGGAAGACATGAACATCGACAAGCTGCTGAGTGAAATGACGGACGAGCAGGCGTACCGGCTCATGGCGAAGGCCCAGGCCCACGCCGCTACGCTCCCCGAACAGTCCTGGAGTGTCAAGGAGGGCCACTGGGCTCGTGCTACCGCCGCCGGGGTGGTCAACGGCGCAGCGCCGGAGGGGCTGGTCAAGCGGTGCGAGATCGCCGCCATCCTGGGCCGGAAGGGCCTGCTGGGATGAAGGAGGAAAAGATGCGATGAAAAAATATATCGGAACAAAACTGGTTGAAGCCGAAACCGCCAACAAAGTGAACGGTAAAGTTCAACCCGCTGACTGGCCTGTTCCCAAGGATGCTGACATTAGGCGTGGATATAAGGTCCGCTACCCTGACGGCTACGAGAGCTGGAGCCCGAAGGGAGAGTTCGAGCGGTCCTATCTGCCGATGACAGTCAATCAGGATCTGAAAACAGACGCGCCTTCCATCAGTCAGGAGATGGTGGACAGCTTCATTTGCGCCACGGAGGTGACCACCATGGGCGATAAGTGTACGGTCGTCCGGGCGATTCTGCGTAACGGCTTTGAGATCGTTGAGAGCTCAGCCTGCGTCAGCGCGGAGAACTACGACGAGAAAATTGGAGCGGAGATTTGCATGGAGAAGATCAAGGACAAGGTCTGGATGCTTCTGGGCTTCCTGCTCCAGACTGCCGTACATGGTATTGGCGGGAACGGCTGATGGAGTTCTCCAAGAGGAGGTCCGAAAGGAAGCGGCCGATCTTGAGTACAAGCGGAACCGGAACGACTTCATGTACTGGAAGTACATGGTGAAAGATTAGAAATTTAGAAAGGAGAAACAAAATGGATTTCGGCAGTGCACTTCGAGCAATCAAAGAGGGCAAAAGAGCCTCCCGTGCAGGCTGGAACGGGAAAAACCAGTACATTGAACTCGCCACCTGTGTCAGCTATAAAAATGCCGGTGGCAATGTCGTGAATGGAAACCACGACGCGATTGGAAACAGCGCCATTGCGTTCGTGGGGACTTCCGGCGTTCAGATCGGCTGGCTTGCGTCCCAGGCGGATATGCTGGCGAATGACTGGCAGGTGGTCTGAAGGTGTGCAGATGGAATTTTCCAAACGGCTGATCTCCGATATCCGCGCCCTGCTGTGGGTGGTGACGGTGGGCGGGCTGGTCCTCGCCGCCTACTGCATCCGCCGGGACTACGCCGGGGCCCTGCCGTGGCTCACCGCTATGGTGGGTCTCCCCTGGACCGCCCACGGCACCGTCTGCGCGTTCTACCTCAATATGGCGAAATCTGATCACCGTGAGGGTGGTATCACCTTTGAATGCGCCAAATCGGCCGGTTTTGAGCAATGTCGTGATAGCAAGAATAGCCCCAGCATATAGAGGCCCCGTGAGAGGCTCTGACAGCCCCGTGGAGGGCGGGGAAGCTCTGGCGATGTAAACTCCCGCCCCGCCCGAAACACCGCCCCACGGGGCGGGAAACGGGCAGGCCGCGCCCCAGGAGCAGTCCGCCCTATGTATCACCGTCTGAGATAGCCCCCTTGCAAGTTCGCCCTTGCAAGGGGGCTCTTTTTTCATGCTCAATTTTCAAGGTGCCTATGTATAAACGGGGCGGCGGTTGACTCCCCCAGTGCCGATGGGGTATACCCATGAGCGCCCGCCCCGCTGCTGGGGCGGCTGGGCTTGCACCAGCGGCGGCGGTTGCCGTCGTCCTTGCGGGCTGTCATCAGGTGCGCTAAGCAGGGAGCACGTCAACCGCAAGCACACGGCATGGAGAGGCCGGGGAGGATACCAAGGATTGAAATTCCCAATCGGTTACGAATTTGAAAAGGGCAGAGGAGTGACCTGCTGTAGAATGGATGAAAAAAGCAGACGCATCATTTTTCAGTGCGTCTACTTTTTTGACCGCATCTCTTTTTCGATCAGCTCGACGATGAACTGCGTGGTGCTCTTGCCTTGCCGCGCCGCATATTGGACGATCTTCTCCTTCTGCCCCTTCCTGACCTTGATCTCTATCCGGTCGTAGGTCTTCTTATTGTACCGGGCCGTCGCCTCTTTCTGCGCGTCTGAATATGCCATGAAAACACCCCTTTTAAGGGCAGTATATCGTATTTCATCACCATTTTGTATAATGTCGGCATGATAGATTTGTGTAATATTACACCTTTTTATACTGTCGACAGTATGGTATAATAAAAACCGTGCAGAGGCGGCAACCCCTGCACGGTCCAGATCAGCTGTGATCTTCTGAAAGCGTGTCTATCAAGTCGAGGAACAGGTGGATCGCCCTGTCCCTCCGCTCCGGCGGCAGGCTGCTGAACAGCCTCGCCGCCCGCTCAGCCATCTCCGCCCGCTCCCAATCCCGGGGATGGGCGGAAATTATTTCTGCTACGGATACGCCGCATTTCTCCGCCAAGAGCTCCAGCGTATCTGTTCTGGGATTGCAAGTGCCGCTGAGATAGCCCGCAAGGGAGGACTTGGCAATGCCCAGTTCCTCAGAGAGCTCTGCTACGGACAAATGGTGCGCTCTCTTGTATCGCTTGATGAAGTCTGTGATGTTCTCACTGATCGGCATGATGCCCTCCTTTCTTTGCCTGTGGAGTTCCATGCCGAGTGGGGGGACTGCGGGAGCGCGGAGGCCCGCGTTTCCTTTGTAACATAAAAATGTAGCTCCATTCGTCTTGAAAGGAGCTGCATTTTTATTGCATAAAATTATTATTCCAACCGGAATAAAAAGTTTATGCAGTAAAATTCTCGAAAAATTAAGGCCGAAAAAGGATTGTGATCTGCCGCGTGGGATGGACAAGTATCTTATCCAACGCCGACCGCCAAAAGGCCTGCTTATCGGTCCTTCCCAGTTCCTGGTATGCGCTCTGCCATCCTTGATAGAAGATCGACAGCAGCCGGTCCGCAGTTGGCACGGCGGCGGGCACACTGCGCTCTTCTATCGTCAGGGCGTCCAGCTGCGCGGTTAATGCTTCATAATCCTTTCGGTACAGCTCCAAATCTATTATAGCATCAACATACAGATCTTTCAAGCGGGAAAGCCTCTTTTTTAACTTGGTACGCTCCTCCTGGAAATTCTTTGCCGGCCTCCCGGCGGACGCGGTCTGCTCCAGCTGATAGCCGAATTGCCGCAGCTCTGCATCCACGTTCTGCAAGAGATAATCCTCCACCACGGTCTCCCGGATGTTGACATCGTTGGCGCAGTCTCCGTTATTATACCGCCCGCGGCAGTTATAGGTAATACCGGCTCGCCACTCTCCGGATTTTACACGGTAGTTGTTCGTATGGGAGCCATACCGGCGCCCGCACTCGGAGCAGTAGATGATCCCGGCGAACAGGTAGACCCGGTCCGCATCGGCTCTCCGCTCCGCACGGCGGCGGTTGGCGTTGATCTCCTCAAACTGCGCCCTCGTGATATACGCGGGGCACATCCCGTCCACGCCCTCGAAGCACCCGCAGTACGCCTCCTTGGTCAGCATGAGCCGGGACAGGTAGTAGGTGAAGAGCACCCCGCAGCGGGCTTCCGTAGCTCTACGGGCCTGTTCAATGGATCGGGTGGCCAGGAAGCGCTCAAAAAAGCAGGACACCGCCGCCTCCGTCTCCGGGTCCTTGACCACCTTCTTGCCCTCGATCCTGTACCCCGTCGGGACCTTGCCGGTGCAGGGCTCCTGCCGCTCCTTTTTGGAGGCGAACACCGCCTTGATCCGCTCGCTGGTCCGGTCCGCCTCGTCCTGGGCTACGCTGAGCATGATATTGATCTTCAATCGCCCCGAGGCGGTGGAGGTGTCGTAGTCCTCGTGGATGGTCTTCCAGTCTACGCGGTGGCGCTCCAGGATTTCCTGGACCTTGTAATATTCAGCTATGTTCCTAAACCAGCGGTCCAGCTTGGTGAAGACAACCAAGTCAATCAGGCCGGCCTCCACGTCCGAGAGCAGCCGCTGAAGCTCCGGACGCTTCGCCGCGCTCTTGCGGGCGGAGATGCCGGCATCAATGTAGTGCCTGGCCACCTGGACCCCCGCCGTTTCCGCCCAGGCGTCCAGAGCCTCCCGCTGGGCCTCGATGGATAGACCGTGGACCGCCTGCTCCTCCGTGCTGACCCGGATGTACAGCGCCGCGCGGGGGACGGAGACCATGCTTTTTTCGCTTTTCATGTTGATTCCTCCTGTTAGATATGATAAAATAGGAGGCGCTAGAGGCTCGAAAACTTTAGCGCCCCCTTGACCGTCTCCGGTGTTTGCAGCACCGGGGGCGGTTTTTTGTTGCTTGGTTGTATTGAAAAGGTAAACTTTTTATGATATAGTCCCTATGTATAGGGGGTGGGCAATATGCTTTCACAGCAAGAAGCGGATTCTTTAATCGCTGAACTCAAAGAAATCCGGGAGATTTCTGGCCCAATCGCTTTTCCACAGCCTGGTGACCGGCAGAAATTGGATCTTGTTTCCACAGATGGGGCGCATTCGTTTATCGTGGATATCAGCAGAAAAGGATATATGAACTTCGTGAAAAAATGCACCTATCAGGGGCGGTTCCAAAAAGATGTGATACTTCTTCGGCTGGATGTTGATGGACCGGAGCATACTAATCCAGATGGAGAAACTTTGCCAAGAACACACCTCCACATATACAGAGAAGGACAAGGAGATAGATTCGCCATTCCTGTTCCACCGGATATGACGAATACATCAGATCTCTTCCAAACGCTTATAGACTTTTTATCATATTTCAAGACAATCAATGCCAACGATTTGGAAATAGAAACGGTGATATGAAATGGAAACTGATTTTACCGAACTCTACCTTAAGTGGCTTAAGGAAAATCTGAAATCTACGGATTTCCACACAGAACTTGGAGAATTCACACAAATATCCACCCCATTCCTGGACCGGCATAACGACCATCTGCAGCTATTTGTGCAGCAGCAAGAACAGGGGCTCTATTTGACGGACGGAGGATATACGATCAATGATCTGGATATGTGCGGATGCGATGTTATGTCGTCACCGAAAAGAAAAAACATTTTGTCGGAAATCCTAAATGGCTTCGGAGTCCGCCTGAACGGCGAGGAAATCTGCGTCAATGCTAACCGGTTGAATTTTCCGCAGAAGAAGCACGCGCTCTTACAGGCAATGCTTTCGGTAAACGATATGTTCTTCCTGTCCCGTTCACAGGTGACAAATGTATTCCTGGAAGATGTCCAGCTGTTCTTTGACACAAATTACATCCCCTATGTGGCAAACGCTCAATTTCATGGCTCCAGCGGCCTTTCCCATACCTTTGAATTTGCGCTTCCTGCAACCAAGAATAGGCCCGAACGCTTTGTCAAAACGATCAATGACGTGTCGCGTGAAAAAATCGATTCGGTTCTGTTTTGCTGGGGTGACATTAAAGACTTGCGGAAACCCGGTGCCCGGCTTTATGTCATGATGAACGACAGCGACAAAAGAATACGGCCTGACTTGGTAAACGCATTGACCATTTATGGAGCAAATCCGCTGGTATGGACACGGCGAAATGAATATGTAGAAGATTTAGCCTCTTGATCTCCAGGCTTTCTTTGCCTCCCCCGGTTGACCGCCGGGGGAGGTTTTTTTGCTGGGTTGCACATCCACATACAGCTTTCTTGCCAATTCGTGCATAGTATGGACTGATGCATTGAAAAGACAAATGTTTGTTTTCTCCTATCCCATTGACAAAGTACAGCTAATAAGTTATACTGAAAAAGCTAACTCATGAAGGACGAAAGCTGGGTTCCCCCAAAGGGAGTAGGCGTTATGCTTAGAATTCTCAAGCTCCTGGGGTTAGCTTTTTTATTAAAGAAGAGGACTCAGTTACATGAAACAGTACACTTTTTCTTGAAAACGGGCCTATATTGAAAGGGCGGTGAATTGGTATATGAAAGCTGTTGCTACAGTATTAAGCAATAATATCCTATTACGCGCGAAGCGAGAGCACATAAAAGTTACACCGATGAAACTTCAAAAGCTTCTATATTATGTGTGTACCAGGTATGTTAAGGAAACTGGGAAGTCCCCAATATCCGAACAGTTCGAGGTTTGGAAATATGGTCCCGTAGTTCCCTCTGTCTATTCTGAATTTAAGCCGTTCAAATCTTCTCCGATTGATCGCTTTGCAAAAAATGCAACAGGAGAAGCGAAAATTGTTGATGAAGATGCAAACCCAGTTCTTACAGACTGTATCAACTATGTATGGAGCAGGCTTAAGAACTTCGGGGGAATAGACTTAGCTAGGCGGACGCACTTAAAAGGGTCTGGCTGGTATGCGGCTTATCAAAGAGACGCCGAAATTATAACATTGGAGGATATGAAAAATGATACCACAATCTGAAAAAGATCCTCCAGAAATTACAGAAGAGGAAGAAGTTGCACCGTACCAGGATGAAGATAATCAGGAGCCTTCGTTACGCAAAGAAAAGAATGCGGAGATTCCATTAAACCTTCGGCGATTTTCTCTCGGATCTGCTACACTTGGCTGGTGTATTTTCCTTATGTTCCTCTGTATCGTTCTTTCCATTTGGAATCCAGAAAACGAGCTGGTGAAAAGTGGGTTTGAAGCGTTTAGGGTGATTGTGATGACATTGTTGGGGTATATCTTTGGATCGAATAGTTCCAAGGGGTCACAGTAAATCCTTTGAGGCCGCCCCCGGTGTTGGCGCACCGGGGGCGGTTTTTTATTGCGCTTTTTTCAGCTCGTTGACGTCTGTACGCAGACGCTTGATAGAATCCTTCATCATGGGCACGTCGCCCGCTAGTTCATACATACGGTCGTTGTCGGCCTTTTTCTTCAACTGCTCCATGATTGCTTCATGACCCTCGTAGAGCGCCTGGAGCCGGGGCAGGACCACGCCCTCCTGAGTGACGGCTACGCGGGTCAGGGTATCCTGCATCTCGTCCAGACGCTCTCCTTGTTGGGCCTGGGTGGCTTTCAGCTCTGCGACATCGCCTTTCAGTCCTGCGACATCGCCTGTCAGCTTTGTCAGCATCTGCAAAATCTTCTCTTCGTTGTTCATGGTGTGCTCCTTTCTATGTACCCCGCCGGGGAGGCGGGGGCTTTTTTATGCCGGTTTTGTTTCGCTGGAGGCGGAGGAAGCTGATCCGCCTGCCGCCCGTCTCTTCTCTTCAAGGATTTCCCGGTAGTACTCCTCCGCTTCGGCGCGGGCCTCTGTCTCGTAGTCTGTGGGGACAGGGGTGTCCGTACCAGCGGGCGGGGCGGGAGTGGTTGTTTCCGTTTTGGAAATAGCCACCGGGGCAGAGCTGGTCAGCCGTTCCTTGAAATGTCGAAGCAGGCTTTCCCGTGTATTCGGGTCAAGTTCAAGATAGGCTTTCAGTATTTCAGTTTCCAGCGCGGTCATTCCGTG